GATCTAGGAGGGACCATGACGCATTCCGAAGCGAAACAGCGCCTCACCCCGGACCGCGTGCTCGCCGCGATGCAGCAGCACGTCGGCAAAGAGCACGGGGTCGGCATCGGCAACCTGGTGTTCGCCGCCACCGGCCAGCAGCCGGACCCGGCCGCCGAGCGCTACTGCCGCACCCTGATCAGCGAGCTGCGCGAAAGCGGCACCGCGATCTGCGGCACGCCCCGCACCGGCTACTACATCGCCGCCAACGCTGTGGAGCTGAACGAATGCTGCGAGTTCCTGCGCAAGCGGGCCCTCACCAGCCTGCGCATCGAGGCCCGCCTGCGCAAAGTGGCGCTGCCCGACCTGGTCGAGCAGCTCCGTTTCATCGATTAGAGGACCGTTTCAATGAACCCTAAACACCATCCCGACGACTTCATGGTCGACGCCCAGGGGCGCCACGTTCCGGTGGCGAACATCGACGAAGTGGACCTGCTCCGCGATCAGACCGTTAGGGCGATCGTCAACCAGGCCCAGCAGCTGCAGAGCCAGATGCGGGACTTCAAGGCCAGCGCCCACGCCGACGTCCAGCAGTTCGTGGACCTTTCCGCCGAACGCTACGGTGTCAGCATCGGCGGCAAGAAGGGCAACCTCACCCTGAGCAGCTACGACGGCACGCTCAGCGTCAAGATCCAGGTCAGTGAAAACATCCGCTTTGACGAGCGCATCCAGGCCGCCAAGCAGCTGATCGACGAATGCATCCACGCCTGGACCGAGGGCAGCAGCTCCGAGGTCAAGGCGCTGGTGGAGCACGCCTTCCAGACCGACAAGGAAGGCAAGATCTCCATCGGCCGGATCCTCGGCCTCACCCGCCTGCGCATCGACGATCCGAAATGGATCCAGGCGATGACCGCGATCCGCGACTCCATGCAGGTGGTCGACACCGCGACCTACCTGCGCGTCTACCGCCGCGACACGCCCCAGTGCCCCTGGGTCGCCGTCCCCCTCGACCTGGCCAAGCTCTAAGGAGACCCCATGAATACCGAAACCTGGAACAAGCTCTACCCGGTGGGCACCGACGTCTTCGTCACCGAGGACAACGGCGAGCAGTGCCACAGCCGGACCCGTTCGGAAGCCTGGACCCTTGGCAGCGGCCAAGCCGTCGTGAAGCTGGAGGGCTACTCCGGCGGCTACGACCTGGCGCGGGTGCAGCCGGTCGAGCCAATCAAGCGCCACATGATCCACCAGCCGTTCGGCGAGCTGGAGAAAATGCCGCTTCACGACGTGCTCGACATGATGGGCAGCCACGGCGTGGCCAAGATCGCGAGCACCTTCAACGACCAGGACGACACGCCCGTGTTCGCTGTCGTGCTGCTCAGCGGGCCGCACATTCAGGATTACCTGGATGCGTTCGACCGGATCGGTGAGGCCAGTGAGGGCGATATCGACAAGCCGAATGAACCACTGTCTTCATCGAGCTTGGACGACGCCAAGCGGGTAATCGATCTGCCGGCGGTAGACGACGCCCTCAGCTTATTCGCGGTGTTCGCGAATCGTGAGAAAGCCCTGATGGTCGTGCAGGCCGTGATTGAGGCCGCGCTGCCAGGTGGTCGCCTGGGTGCGTGGACGTCAAAAGAACAACAGGCTGACGCTTGGGAGGCGATCACCACGTTGCTCGGTGAGGTCGCTCCGGACTGGCATAGCCAGACCCAGAAGACCGGCCGGCAAATGGCTCTCGACGCGATACGGGCGATGGCCACGGACGCCAAGCGGTACCGCTGGTTGCGGGAGAAGGACAACTTCCCGGCGGACGAGGGTGACGGTCGCACCTTATGGGAAGACCTGTGCGAGCTGGACACCGCGGACTTCGATGCCTGGATCGATCAGCGCATCGCCGAGGACGGCCGGACTAGCGAGGGAGGGCCTAGCCATGACTGAGCAGCGCAGTGACTTCAAAGCCGACCTGGACGCGATCGAGGCGAACATCATGGCGGGCGACATGAGCGCCCACCAGGTCTTCACAATGATGCGGCAGATGGTCGTTGCGGCTGGTGGCCATCGTATAACGATCTCGATGACGGAGGAGGACAAGGAGCGCCTCATAGCGCTCTCCCACCTACCAGGTCAGATCCTGGAGAGCCCGCTTCAGATGGCGCTGCCGGAACTCGTGTCGTTGGCTGAGGAGTATGAGCGCCTGTCCAGGGATAACCACGTCGTGGCGGACGGCTGTGACCGTGAGGGCAATACCGGCGGAGCCGACGTTCCTCGCGCGCGAGGTGTCGCCTTTGGCCAGTGCGCGGAAATGTTGCGCGGCCTGCTTGACGTCGCCCCCACCTGGCGCAGCAGCAGGTCGTCCAGCAAAGAGCCGAAGCGCAACGCGCTGCTGTCCTCGACGCCGTTAACCGATAGGGAGGCCCTGGAGCTGGACATGCGTCTGGCCGGCCTCGCTCGCTTCCTTGGCGCGCCAGGTGACTGGGGCTACGGCACCAAGCTGGGAACTTTCACCCTGGACGTTAAGCGGCTGCTAGCCGATCTCCGCAGCAGCCAGGAGGCGCAATGATCGCGTTGGTGTGCTCTCAGTGCATGAAGATCGGCGCCAGAGTGATCTGGATCGACGGCAAGATGTGCGTCCTATGCGGGCGCTGCGAATCCGCGTCGCGCGGTGGGAGGGCCTGATGGAAATCTGCCGCTGCCCCACCTGCCACGCCCGCATCGACCTGGAAGCCGCCGTCCAGGACGAGGCCGGCCGCGAGCTGCTGGCCATCATGGCGCGCCTGGAGCCCGACCTGGCCAAGGCGCTGATCCAATACCTGGGCCTGTTCCGGCCGCCCAAGTCCGACCTGACCAACGCCCGCGCGGTGAAGCTGGCCGAGCAGGTGCTGTGCATCGACAGCGGCCCGGCGATGCAGCACGCCCTGCTGGAGACCGTGCAGGCCATGCGCGCCAAAGCGCAGGAGGCCGGCTTCAAACGCCTGCAGAACCACAACTACCTGGAAAGCGTGCTCACCAGCGTGCGCGCCAAAGGCGTGGTGGAACGCGAGACGCCGGCGCCGGTCGCCCAGCAGCGCCAGGTGAGCCGCACCGGCCTGGGCATGAACGCCCTGCAGCAGTTCGCTGGGAGGTCCCGTGAATCAAAGTGAGACCTATGACAAAGAGCAGTACCCCACCGGCATGGTTCGACGCCGCGATCGCCGACGGTTTGCAGCGGCTCTACGCGCTGTCGCTGCCGCGCACGCCCAGCGCGGACGTGCTCTACGGCACGGCGGCGGTTTGGGTGGACGCGCTCTGGCCGACGCGCGCCTGGGACGAGGCGCGGGACACGCCGCGTTTACAAACGTCGTTCGTGCGGCTCTGCAGTGTGGCCGAGCAATGGCCCGCGCCCGCCATGCTGCTGCGCTACCTGCCGGAGGCAAAGCGCACCCAGCCGGCGCTGGAGCGCTTCTGGACCGCAGAGGAAATGGAAGACGGCCGGCGCAAGCTGCGCGAGGCGCTGCGGGACACCGGCATCACCCCATCCCTGCCCTACGAGAAGGACAAACGCCATGAGTGATCTGCGCAAACGCGAACTCGCCAAGATCCACATCGGCCGGGCCCAGCTGGGCATGGACGAGGAGACCTACCGCGCCATGCTCTGGACCATTGCCCGGGTGAAGACCAGCGCGGAGCTGGACGCCTGGGGGCGCGGCGCGGTGCTCAAGCACTACCACGCCCTGGGCTGGCGGCCAAAGCGCCGCCGGCATCCCGGCAAGGTGGCCGACCCGATCGCAAACCTCATGCGCAAGATCGAGGCGCAGCTCGCCGATATGGGCCTGCCCTGGGCCTACGCCGACAGCATCCTGCTGCGCATGCACCTGGTGGAGAGCATCCGCTTTGCAAAACCGGACCAGCTGCGCGACGTGGTCGCGGCACTCACCTACGAACAGGAGCGCCGCGCCGCGCGCGGACGCGAGGAGGCACCCGATGGACGCGGCTAAAATCTACGAGGAGGATCTGCCCGACGGCCTCAAAGAGCTGCGCGACCTGGTGGGCATCACCGCCACGCTCAAGCTGGTGGACCACTACGGCGGCATCCACGTGAAGGTGCCCAGCAAGTACTTCGAGGCCAGCCCGCTGGTCGGCATCGTCGGCCACCGCGCCACCAGCGAGCTGGTGCAGCGGTATGGCGGTAACACACTGTACATCGCCAAGGCCGACAAGGTCCTGCGCGCGCTGCGCAACATCGAGATCGCCACCCGCTTCGACGCCGGCATACCGGCCTGGCAGCTCGCCCGCGAATACGGCTTGAGCGAACGCCGGATATGGTCGATCCTTACACGTCCGGAAACCCTGCGCGCCCCGCGCCCGGAACAGCCATCCCTGTTCGACTGAACCGCTTCAGTCTCTCCGCGCTACGCCCCGCCCCCTAACCTGACAGTCTCAGAAAGAGACCACTCTCACCAGAGAATAACGTCAGGAAAGGCCGATGAAATCCCTATTCAAATCCCTGCTAAACGGCATCGCCACCGGCTTCACTGCGATCGTCAACAGCATTCCCCGGCTCACCAGCTGGGCCCTTGTCGCCGCCGCCCTGCTGGCGGTTGTCGCTATCCTCCATCCCGAGCAGCTCCGCGTCGTGCTCTGGAAGCTGTGCCTGGTCGCACTGGCCGCGCCGGTGTCGTACTGGATCGACCGCGCCATCTTCCCCTACGGCAGACCCCACGCGATGGACACCGACGATGGCCGGCGAGACTTCGCCATGTTCCGGCGGTCGATCATCTTTCTCGCCGTCGTCCTTGGTCTGACGCTGGGGCTCTGACATGCGAGGCGCCCCGCTGAACCTTACCGTCGCGCTGCTGCTGGGCCTGCTGATGCCGGCACTGGCCCCGGCGGACCAGATTCCGGTGGAAGCCGAGCGCTACCGCCGCACCCTGGAGCGCACCGCCAACTTCTACTGGGGCCTGGACGCGCCGGTGGCCACCATCGCCGCGCAGATCCACCAGGAGAGTTTGTGGCGGCCGGACGCCCGCTCCCACGTGGGCGCCCAGGGCCTCGCCCAGTTCATGCCCGACACCGCCGACTGGTTCGCCTCTATGTACCCCGACGCCCTGGGCGAGAACGCGCCGTTCAGCCCGGGCTGGGCGTTGCGCGCGGCGGTGCTTTACGACCAGTGGCTGTATCAGCGTGTCCAGGCCGCCGGCGATTGCGATCGCTGGGCCTTCGTGCTCGCCGGTTACAACGGCGGGCTGGGATGGGTGTACCGCGACAAACGGCTGGCATCGGCTTCCGGGGCCGATCCGCTGGCCTGGTCATCCGTAGCGCCCCACAACGCGGGGCGCTCTGCCGCCAACTTCAAACAGAACCGCCACTACGTGGCCGTCATCCTGCAACGCTGGGAGCCGCTCTATGAGCGCCACGGCTGGGGGACCGGCGTATGTCCATGACCACCTGGTTGCTCGCCCTGGTCGTCGCCTGCGCCGGTAGCGGCGCGCTCGGCTATTGGCAGGGCGTGGAACGCGGCGAGCTGAACATCACCGCCGAGGTCAGCGAGTCAACCGTCAACCGGCTGACCGGCGTACTCGATGACTACACTCAATTAACCGCTGACGCGAACGCCGCCAGCATCAAGCTGCGTGACGCCGCGAAAGAGCGCGCTCAGCAGGACCGACGAACCACCCAGGAGCTACAGGATGCGCTCGCCCTACAAGCTGATGTCTGTGCTGATTTTCGCTATAGCGCTGACGTCGTGCGCCAGCTCGACGCCGCCTGGCAACGCGCCACCCAGGCCGCTGCCGGCGGACTTGATGACCCCGTGCCCAGCGCCGACTAAGCCACCGCCAAAGCGCGAGGCCACCAAGGAGAAGATGGCCATGACCGTCAAGCTGCTGCTCGACGAGTACGGCCTGTGCGCGGGGCGCACGTTCGAGCTGCAAGAAGAACTATTAGAACGGGGGATGCAATGAGCTGGGACCTGAACGCCTACCAGATGTTCCAGATCGGCTGGACTATCGCGATGGGGCTTTTCTCCCTTTACCTCTATTTCGTGGGTAAGGAGCAAGTGCGCTCTAAGGACCTGGCCGGCTACAAAAAAGAGGTGCGCCAGGAGCTGGTCGATCACTCCCACCGCATCGCCGAGCTGGAGAACCTGATTCGACACATGCCCACGCACATGGATATCGGTGAAGTGCTCAAGCGGCTCGACGAAACGAACCAGCGGCTCGCCCAGGTCATGGGCGAGTTCAAGTCCATGAGCCACACCGTGAGCATGGTCAACCAGTACCTGATCACTCGGGGAGAACAAAAGTGAACTTTGCCGAACTGGTCCAGCAGGACCGCCGTCTTGTGATCCTCCGGATCCTGTCCGAAAGCGATCACTACTCCACCAATGAGCACCTGCTCAAGATGGGCCTGCACGCCTTCGGGCATAACGCCGGCACCGACCTGGTACGCACCGAACTGGCCTGGCTCAAAGAGCAAGGCCTGGTCAGCGTCGACGAGATCGGCGGCGTGCAGATCCCGAAGCTCACTGGCCGGGGCCTCGACGTTGCCCAGGGCTCCACCGTCGTGCCTGGCGTGAAGCGCCCGGCTCCGGAGTAACGCCGATGGGCCGCAAATCTTCCATCCAGGAACTGGACCCCAAGATCCGCGAGGCGGTCGACTCGGCGATCCGTGACGGCCGCGCCAGCATCGACGATATCGTTGAGCTGATCGACTACATGGGCGGCGAAGCGTCCCGCTCCGCCGTGGGCCGGTACCGCAAGAACGCCGTCGACCAGATGCGCCGCTGGCAAGAAGCCCGCGAGATCTCCAAGGTCTGGGTCGGCAAGCTGGAAGAAGACCCCAGCAGCGACGTGGGCCGGCTGATCAGCGAGATGCTCAAGACGGTGGCCTTCCAGACCGTGGGCGGCATGGTCGACGGCGGTGACGTCGAAGCCGACCAGGTGATGCTGCTCGCCCGCGCCCTCAAGGACATCGCCGGCGCCGACAAGCTGAGCGCCGAGCGCGAGCTGAAGATCCGCAAGGAAGAGCGGGATAAGGCCGCCAAGGTGGTCGACGAGGTCACCCAGGCCGCCGGCATGGACGGCGACCAGGTCGACTTCTGGCGTAAGAAAGTGCTCGGGATGGCCACATGAAGCCGACGCTGTCCGACACCGTCCGCGTCGTCGACTGGGAAGAGCTGCCGGCCTCCGTCCGCGAGATCCCACAGGGCTTCAACCCGCTCGATGAAGGCGTGATGATGAAGCACCAGCGCGAGTGGCTGGGCCTGGACAAGG